TTTTCTGACCTGCAGTGGTCAAGAACCTCGCAAAGGACATGTAAATTAGTGTCAACGTCAAGTGTTATATTATCATGAACATGATAATTATGTGTTGTTGATATCATATAGAGGATATCATTATGTCGTGGTTTTCTTTCATCACGTCGTTGAATTTCCATGTATGGTTCATACATGTACTTGAAATTACGACCAATAAATCCACATCCGTATAAAGAAATCATGTTAGTTTATCCAGATACCAAGTGACAGTTGCACGTAATCCAACATCAAATGGGGTGAATGGTGTCCATCCTGTACGTTTTGTAATCTTAGTATGATCCATAGCATACCGTTTGTCAATACCAGGTCTTAGATTGTTAATACCAATAAGAGTTTGTGGTTTGTTCATAAGATATAATATGTCTCTAGTGACATCTATATTTCTTTTTTCACATCCACCACCTATATTGAAATTATCATTAATAATATTATGAGTTTCCAATTCCCATATACCTGCACAGTGATCTAACACATAGATCCAATCCCTTATCTGTCTACCACCTTGATGCATGTATGTCACCTCATCCTTCAATGCATTACTAATTGTTAGTGGTATAAGTTTTTCAGGATGTTGATGAGGACCATAGTTATTACCACAATTAGTAATCAAATATGGTAATCCATATGTGTTATGCCATGTCTTTACAAAATGATCTGATGCTGCCTTACTTGCTGAGTATGGATTTCTAGGATCATAAGGTGTAGTCTCTTTGAAGACTTCAGTATCATCATACTCCAGAGAACCATACACCTCATCAGTAGAAATATGATGGAACTTCTCAACCTCATGCCTCAAACTAGCATTGAGTAAGTTGATAGTACCTATAACATTTGACTCTAAGAATGGTCTGTAGTTCTTGATAGAATTATCTACATGACTTTCAGCAGCAAAATGAAATACCTTTCTTGGTTTATGTTTATCAAAGACATAGTTGACATTACTTTCATCTGAGATATCACACCACTCAAAAACAAATTGTTTATCATCTGGTATGTACTCTTTCTTAGCAGCATAGCCTAGGTTGTCTAGCACAACAACCCGATCTTCTAATTCAGTTTTAGTCTTTAGATAATGTAGAAAGTTACTACCAATAAAACCTGCACCACCTGTAACAATGTAAGTCATTCTGTACCAAACTCATTGATGGTAGCATATATGTTACTCATCTGTACCCTACCATAATCATCTTCTAATCTTATAATATCATCTTCTCTACACTCACCACGTTGTACCTCAATAATAAGAACACCTTCTTCTCCACCCGATAAACGATGACGTTGTTCTATACCAATATCAAAAGTATCACCTGGCTTACATGGTGTATCCATATTACCTCTAGTAACAATACCACTACCCTTTACAACAGTCCAATGTTCTGCACGATGCTGATGGTATTGTAATGATAATCTTTGATTAGGTTCCACCCATATCTTTTTGACAGCATAGTTATCACCTCTACAGATGCACTTGTACCATCCCCACGGACGTTCTCTTTTAAAACTCATCCCATAACTCCAGATTTCAAAAGATCATACTCCAATTCATCTATTACTATATTATAATCCTTATCCTTATCATCATAGAAGTAAATATCCCCTTCCTTATAATAGTTATACACTTTTTTATATAACTCTGGATAATCATACTCTAGATCAATTTTGTCCTCTACTGCTTTTACTAATTCCTCTGTGTGATTTTTGAATTTGGAAAGAAATGGACCCCTAGTCATTGTCTTTTGTAAGTTTACCTCGTAATTATACTCTTATCTAGGCATAAAGTCAAGGTACTTATTACGTGTTACAAGATTCACGTTTAGTGCAATTCTATACTCATCAGATGTTGTGGGAAGGGGAGTGTGAGGTGCAGTGGCAGGGAATATAATCAATTCTCCTTCGTATGGTTCATGCACATGATCTACAAATGCTATGGCACCATCAGCAGGTTTTTTCATATAGAATACTGTAGATATATCACGCTGAACATGCTCTGGCATATGATAGTGCCATGTCATTTGATTTCTCTTTGCATTAGAAACATATACCCATGCAGTCCTATCCTGAATATCAATCTTAGGATAGATATTCTCTACGGTAATCTGTATAAGATCTAGTAATGGTTCAAACAAAGATTTGTTACTAGGAGATATAGGAAACACATACTCTCCAGTCTTATATAATTTACTACTCCACTTGTGTTGTAATATAAGTTTCTTACATAACAATTCAGAATCATCAGTCCAACTGAATCCTAGATCAACGGATTTCAAAATCAAGTTTCCTCACCTTCCTTCTTCTCCTTTGAGTTATAGGTTTAGTTTTAGGTTTAGTATCTTCAATAAAATCTATCAACCCCATGTCAACAGCAGAAATTTTATCATTCTCTACTGTCAAAAGGTTATCACAACCACAACAAACAAACTTTACTGATGGCACTGCTATTACATTACCACAAGCATTACACATTACTTTCATCGGTCTCCCCATATTTGTATAGATCTTCTAGCATACTTTGCTGTTGGTGAAATCATTGTAACATGATGGTCTTCTGTCTCAGTATTCACCACTACTGTACCTGGTGATGGACATATAACTTTTAGACTACCATCTTTAGTATCTTCCCATACAAAAAGACCACCCCATTTATGATTCCACTCATTTAGATATACTGTGCAACCAAATACTCGTTTATCACCACTTGTTCTAGCACTATCATTATGCCATCCAATACCAGAATACTTCAACCAGTAGTGGTAATTCATATTAAGATTACTGCAAGGTGGTAAGATACTAGAGATAGCATCCTTGATTATCTTTACAGTCTTGAACGTAGGCACTGCTCTCATACAGGTGCCAGGTATACCATCATACAAAGATGATCCCCAAGTAGTATGACTTGAAGACCATCTCTGTGTTGGTAGTAAAGAATCTATCTCAGCATTACACTGATCTAGTACTTCTTTAGTTACCAGATTCTTGTAGATTAGCATTTACTTCTGCCCAATCACGATCAAATAATTCCAATCCTTTTTCAGTAAGGATATGATTATACATCTTATTGAATACTGCTGGTGGTATAGTACAGATGTTAGCACCATATTCAAATGCTCTGCCAACGTCTCTTACGTTGCGAATAGAAGCACCCAGTATCTCAGTTCTTTTCCAGTTCTGTTTAGTATATATGTTGGCAATATCCTTGATGAGACATAGACCACCAAAGGAATTGTCATCCACTCTACCTACAAATGGTGACACATATGCAGCACCTGCTTTAGCAGCAAGTATTGCCTGTGTTGGTGAGAATATAAGTGTTACGTTTACTCTTATTAGTTCTCTTGATAGTTCTCTACATGCAAATAATCCATCAGGAGTACAGGGAACTTTTATAGTTGCACACTGTCCAAAAACTTTAGCAAGTCTTCTACCTTCTACAACCATAGAAGGACCATCACCAACAACTTCCATACTGATATCATTCAAACCAATGTTCCTAAGTTCAGCATAGACCTCCTCTGGATCTCTACCACTCTTCATAATAAGAGTTGGGTTTGTTGTGACACCATCAATCAATCCAGTAAGATAACCATCATGGATTAATTTTGTATCTGCAGTGTCAAGAAAGATTTTCATTTATGTACCCGAAGTAGTTTAGGTTTATAACACATTTTACCTTATTATCTAGTTGGCTGACACCCCTGTGCTTCAAATTTGATGGAAAGGAAACAAATCTATTCTTGAAACACTTGATCTTCCTCCCATTTTCAAACTCAGTGTACCCATCATTGGTATTCACATAGTATATCGCAGTGGTCATAGACTTAGTAGGTGGGTAGATATCCGTATGCCAATTACTGAAGTGTCTTTCTGCTTTCAATGGTTCAAGATTACCCTTGATCCTATGGAGTGCTACCATGTTTATTTTATCTACCAATGGTTTTAGTATCTCAAGATGTGAAGATTCTGCACGTTGACATGGACCGTTTATAGAATGAAAGTTAAAAAATTCATGAGTAAATTGGTAGTTATTGATACTATCATCACCACTAACTTTCATATTATTATAACACCAAGGTAGCAAACCCCCTGTTATCATTGTCTTTTCTATCCGTTGCCAGTCTTTAGTAGATAGAAAATTATCTATTACTTTCATTAAGGTTACGAAATATAAATATAATAGCATAGATAGGGTGAAAAAGCAATGAAAAGAATTCTCTTTACTCTTACATTATTGTCGTTAGGTGCTACTGTCCCAGTGAAAGCAGACATAACACACCGAATGACATCTTCAACACAGCTGCAGGTTAATGCTGCTGCAACTCAGGTTTCAAGAATAGGAAGTACATATTCCGCATCAGGATCTGGTGTAACTATGGACGTTGGTGGTGGTAACTCTGCTGATGGTAACGTTGGTGGTCTTGGTACGTTGACTGACGGAGTTGGTCAAGGATCAATCTCTACAGCGACCCAGACAAGTGCAGGTGGTGCATATAATTTCACCCAATCATTTATTGAAGGTGATGCCATTGTAACTACAGCACCAGCTTTAGGTGCAGTAAGTGCATACTCTAATCAAACATCTACTGGTGTTGGTAGTGGTACTGGTACAGGTACTGTTACCAGTGCTCATACTGCAACTGCAGTTGGTGGTGGAACTGGTACTGTAACTACAGGACAATTCGTAACTGAACTAGAAATCCGCTAAGTAAGATGAGGAGGGTTTTATTACTGCTTCTCGTCTTTGTGCCCAGTAAGGCAATGTCTGTTCCCGTGGTCCCTAACTTCACCCAGGGCTCAATGACCAGCCATACGGAAACTACTAGTACCGTAACAGAGACAATAAATAGCATGGATTATGCTACAGGCTGGACGTATTCTGTTTCTGGTACAGGGGTTGAATTAGAAGCAGGGTCAACAAATGTAGCACCTGATGTTACTACAACTCATAATAATACCAACAATGGTGTGACAACAACATGGACTGGATTAGATCTCTCAACAGAAAACAAACCAAACTTCGTACAAAGCACTCCAGGAGCAGCTTTTCAATTTACAGAACATTATTCTGGACCAGGGCTTCAGACGCACACCGTGATCCAGAGAACCAGTACCGTAACAAGCGTCACCGACACAACAAGTATATTTCAGCAATAATTGCTAGTCTTACTATAACTTCACCAGTACTAGCAAACACAGACGTAGGTGGTGTATCTGCGACTGCAAATCCAATAGCCAATTCCAGTGGCTCAGTAACCAATCAAGCTATACAGGTATTACAAGGTCCATACATAACAAATACTTATGGTGGTGGCATCCAATGTCAAGGTGCTACTATGAATATGACTCCCTTCCTAACTGGAAGCTTATCTCAACAGCATCCTTGGGAAGAAATGTATATGGATCCCGTCTACAACAATGCAGACAACGATGACGATGGTATACCAGACAATCCAGGTCAAATTTTATACCACATCCCTACACGTACTGGTCAAAAGAATCAGACAAACATATCTGTAGGTGTCTCTGCTACATGGTCACGACCATTAGATAAAAAATTACAAGAACTATGTAAGACAGCAGCTGCAACTCAAATTGATATGCAGAAACAAATAACTGCTAATAAAAGATTAGACTTTGAGATAGCTCGTCTTAAAAACTGTGGTGAATTGATGAAGGCTGGTATCATGTTCCATCCCAAGTCACCCTATGCTGCTGTATGTGCAGACGTTGTACTAGTAAATCCACCAGGTGTAGTAGCAAACCACAAACATATATTACCAAAAGCAGAAGTTATACCACAAAAAGTAGAAGCTAATGGGTCAGCCTCAGACCTAGGAACATTTGAAATAGGTACACCACTAGCAAAATAATTATTTCTTCTTCTTTATAGGAGGTAAACCTTTCTTCTCCCTATACTCATTAGTAAGTATCTCTTGACGAGTAGGTTTAGTAGGAGCCTTACCAGTTACCTTAGTCAATATCTTTTTGATTAATGGTTTAAAAACCTTTAGTAGTAAATCTGCTAGAGGTTTTGCTAATAGAGCAGATGCACCAGCAACAGTAGCAATTACAGCAGTGGTTGTTGCTACTTGAGCAGAGGGTAGATACTGTTCTGCTAATCCAATATCCTCATATAATATTACACATATTTGTTTGCCAGGATTATTAGGATCTTTCTGTAACTCATATCCTGATACCTTTTCTTTTTGATTAGGTCCAACTGATCCTAACCTTGGTTGATTAGGACCAGGACAAGGCACTTCCTCTTCTGTCTTAGGTATAGATGGTGTCTCTGGTGTAGTAAGATCTGGTTCAGGTGGTGGTTCAACCTTTGGTGGTGGTACTTCTTGATAAATTGTCAACTGTTCTGGTTGATAATCCATCGGGTTATATGATGGAGTATTAGCATCACAGTAAGTTACTGTCTTATCATCTTCTGCCAACTGCTTATTCTTATTACCATCTGGCCATGTGTTCTCTGGGTGAACTTCTACACATCCTGGTATATCTACAATGGGTTTACCAATGTATACTGTAACAGGTACATAAGGTGGAACAGCATTAGGAGAAGTAATATCCCAAACATTTATCCTTGGGATGTTCAGTTGCCTAATAGGTATTATCTGTCCATTTATATTAGGTATCCGATTTATCTCTGACATTATATTCAACGATCATCTGATCAGACTGTCTACCTACACTATTCAAGGTAGAAGTATGTGTAACTTCAGCATCAGTTATCAATTCCTTTTCAACAAGATCCTTTATCTTGTCTCCAACAACTTCTCTTAGTTCGTGTGTCATAATAGAATAGCTCCGATAATAAATCCTTTTGCAAATGCAAGACAAAGCATCTGGTAGTCAGTCAAGGTAAACTTGTCCTGAATCTTCTTAGCCATTGCCTTATCCCAATCTTTTACTTTGGTTAGTGCTTTTCCTAACTTCATTAGAATTGTCCTCCATCTAATGTTTCTGGTAGTGTACCAAATGATCTACGAATCTCACGCAGTTCCTCGAAGTCTTTCTTCTTAGTACCACCATCATATTCCCAAGCATATCCTTCGGTAATCATCTGTTCATTCAATGAAAGATCAGAATCGCCAATGTAGATCCAACCAAGAAGCCTACCATACTTCCCCATGCCACCGACAAGTTCAGTTCTAATAACGAGTTCGTCATCTCCTTTGATTGCTCCATCAAGTTTCTCCTTCATCCAATTAGTAGCATCTAATCCCAATGCTTTCTCTTCCTTATCACGAGTCCTTTTCTCAGGTGTGTCTACACCAGCTATACGAACTCTTTCTTTTTTTGTAAGATCAAAACCTAGATCGATTGTAACATCAATTGTGTCACCATCAACTACTCGATTCACTTTGATAACTCGGAAGTTGTAGCAACTCTTCCGACTTGGTGGAACCATTGCTCCCATCATCCATCTCCACATAAGGCATACGAAGTATATATGCTTCTGCCTTTGGAGCAAAATAACCTGCACCAATAAAGGTACAGGCTATGACTCCTAAAAGACTAACTGACGCAACTACCTTCTCATTCGCACGAACTCTAAGAGTGAGTTCCTTCGTATGAACCATCATGTGTTCCACTTTCGCTTCCAAGACTGCTATCTTGGTCTCCATGCTCTGTTCCGTCATTTGGATACCATGTATCATACATGAATATGTAGTATATACTAACACCTACTCCCACTAAAAGCAAAGCAAGCATTATATTAATTGACCAAACTACTTCTCCCTCAATCATCTTGCTGCTACACGGGGTTCGCTATCGGGAACTTCGTGCGGATCCATCTCTCCTTTTGGTAAGTAAGCCAGTTCACGCAAGGCTTTAACTGAGGGATCAGTTGTAACATTAGTGGGCAATCGTCCAAGAGCGACATTATCATAGTTAAGTGAGTGCCTGTCAAATGTAGAAAGTTCATATTCCTCCGTCATCGAAAGACAATTGGTTGGGCAGTATTCTACACAGTTTCCGCAGAATATACAAGCTCCAAAGTCAATTGAATAGTTTCTTAGTTCTTTTTTCTTTGCTTCTTTGTTCATCACCCAATCGACCACTGGGAGATTTATTGGACATACTCTAACACATACTTCACAAGCAATACACTTATCCATTTCAAAGTGTATGCGACCTCTGTATCTTTCAGAGGGTATGAGTTTCTCATAAGGATACTGTATGGTTACAGGTCTCCTACCCATGTGATCAAAGGTTACTTGTAACCCTTGAAACATATATTTAGCAGTATCTTTTATTTCTTTGAGGTATTTAAAGATTGCTTTCATTGCATTGGATGGAACAAAAGG